ACCGTCACCGTAACCGTAACCGTGCCCGGAACGCTGTTTATGAATTATGTTCTTTAATAGCATAAATAGACTCCCTCGATTTGTCTGAAACAGGCAGAATTTCAATAGATTCAGACAAATAAATATTATCAACAAGACAAGAAACTTTTGCTGTTTCTAATCCATCTTCTGCAATTTTACTTAATGTAAACCTATCAGACCAACTCCAGATCCTTCGTGCTGCTGACAATACAACTTCTTTTCCTTCAGCCTGTTCAACTCTTCCAAAATGGACCCCTGCTGAGTATGTCCGTATAATACAAAATTCCCCTACATACTGACTTGCTAGTGATGAATTGCATTCTAAAATTGCTGATGAATTATTAATAACAGAATCATTGCTGTTAATTAACATTTCCAAAACCTTCATAATTACATTTTCTTTTTCCATTCTTACCACCTTATATATTTGCCCTTGATTATATCAAGTATGCACAGGGCCCGGATTGAACGAGCATGATCATTTACCTTTCGGCTCGGTTGGAGAATCACCATGGCAAACGATATAATAATAAATTACTACCGTGAATTTCCCATTTCCTGAAAACCCGTTTGCTGTTCTCCTGATCGGTTCCGACTACCAGTGTCTACCAATTCCACCACCTGTGCTTAATGGCACCTGTTTCGCCGGTGTCCCACTATCCAGTTTAGTATAATTTTTCAATACCCCTCTCACTTAACTGGCAAGCCGCTACCACCGCCACCCATGACAGGTAAACGGCAGTTCCCGCCTTTAACGGGTTCTCATATCATCCTCCTTTTTATATAGCCTACTACAACTATCTAATTAAGATACTAAGGGATATCCATATAATAGTCAATATAAAGTATTGCAATATATTAACTTTTGTTATATTATCGTATTAAGAGGTAATTATGGGATTAAAAGAAAGTGCGATAATGGTAAGATGTTTACCAGAGTTTAAAATTAGAATTAAAGATGCGGCAGATCATTACAATATGTCTGTCAGTGGCTATTTAATTATGCTGATCAATCATAATTTAAAGGAGCTGGGTAAATGACAGTTAAAGAATTAGCAGAGTTTACAGGGAAGGAATCAAGAACAATAAGAAGATGGATTCAAAAGGTAGGAGAGAGAAACCCTGATATAAATGAAAAAGTAAGGAAGGCACATAGGACAAAATGTCCAATGGTTATGACTGTTGATGAAGTTGAGCAAGTCTTAACATCAGGATCAATGTCAAAAGATGCTGTAAGAATCCTCATGGAAAATGCAAGAAAACCAATTCAAACATTAGAACTTGTATCCACACCTAATCAAATGGATGTACTTTTAACATTCATGGCAGAGCAGCAACAAGTTAATCAGAAATTCATGGCTGCTGTTATGTCTGAGCTCAAAGGGTTCAAAAATCAAACAGCATTACCCGAACCTGTAAAAGAGGATTATTATTCACTTGCTGCTTATTGTGCGATTAAGGGAATGAAGATAAACAGATCTGAAATGGCTATACACGGGAAAGAGCTTAAGAAAACTTGTGGTGCTTATGGATCTGAAATACACAAAATACCTGATGAAAGATGGGGTAAAGTGAATTCTTATCCTGTTGAGATTTTAGATGAATACTTTAGTGTTTAAACTGCGGGAATCCTCGCTATTTAAAAGGAAGGAATTAAAATGAACGAAGAAATATTACAGGGAATAATAGACACTCAGAAAACACAGACAGCAACAATAAAAGAGCTAGTTGATGTATGCGGACTATTGACAGACAGGGTATTAGCTCTGGAAGAGGAGATTAAAAAGAAATGAATAAAAGACAAACTAAAAAATTTCAGAGCAATATGAAGATTAAAGATGAAATCCTAAAAGTCAGAAAAGAAGCTTCTGAGGCATTACAGTTTCTTGTTGATATCGGAAGCAAAAAACATAGAGCTAAATATAAAGGGTCAAACAAAGACCTCACAGAAAATAAAAAGCAAATTATTGATTATTTCATCAAAGAGATTACAGCAGTAGTTTTGTTACGGCATATGTGCAAAGGGAAGGCAAGATGTAAGCCGGGATTAAGGAAATCAATATTCGATGATGCTGATAAACTTATGGAGGAGTTATTTAACAATAAGGCAGGAGTCAATTAAATGAGTAATGAATGGAAAGAATTATCTGAAGGGATGCCTATTGATACGCCTTGCGAAATAATGCAGGTGGGTGGAAAGGTTTCTATCGCTGCATATATTTGCACTGAAAGAACGTCTGGAATAAATCTCCTAGAGGAAAGAGAATGCGGAGAGTTTTATAGGACCAATACATTCTTAATGAAAGTAGAGAGATTCCGGGAGTTGTTATGATATATACATTCTACCTACCTACTTATATTGATTTTCCAATATCATTGAAAGCACGATCGGAGAAGAATAAAAAAAGGCTTGCAGCTGGGACCCCTTACAATAGAAAATATCTAAACCTAAACACATACAGGAATTTAAACTTTATTGTAAATAATCAGATGAAACAGCTTTTTAAACCGATTCAGGGAGAACTATTCAAAGCAGAGAAAATCAGAATCACTTATTTTGTGGAAAAGAAAATGAAACGATTATTCGATACAAGGAATATAACTGATATCGTTGATAAGTTTTTTTGTGACTGGCTTGTAAAAAATGGATATATTCCCGATGATAATTTTATGCATGTTTGCCATGGTGGTGATGATGGAATATATGGATGTATAACAGATAGGGTAATAGCAACGGTGGAGGTTATTTTATGATAGATATAGATTTTATTAAATGGATGTGTGAGAAGGCTGATGACTTTGACTTTTACGAAGGGGATTTTATTGATGACAATTATATAGAAACACCTTGCTTACAACAAATAGATCAACTTGAATTAGATTGTGATTTGTGGGTTAAGAGTATCTATCCACTTCTCATTCAGAGGTCAATTAGAGGTGCAGTTAAAAAACTACATGAGTCCTCAGATATCGAAAAGATACAAATAATTGACGCGTTTTGTAGTGATGAAATTGGGGAACAGTGGCTTAAATATAGATATGAACAGGAAAAGAATTAACCTCTCTGTTGGATCTTGATATCCTTGCCGCCTCATCGGACAGAGAGGCGGTTTATTTTTTCTTAATTATTATCATAGTCAAAACAATTACAGCCAGAACTAAAGCTATCAATACAGGTATAAATATCTTACTCCAGAACTTCCAGAGATTCAAAGTAAGCTCTAAGGAGGTAATATCTCCTGATAACCCCTTCAAGCTCTGTTTCTCCATCGACAAAGATATCTCCGATGCCTTCCGCAATTCGTTTTTCCGATTCAGTTCTATTTTTTGCTGATTGAAGATAGCCGTCAATTTCTGATTTTTGAGATTCAACGATAATCCTAATAGCTTCATTTCCTGATCTTTCTGATTCAAGGAGTTCTGCAAGCTCAATGTTTCTTGCTGTCCCTGCTTCATTAAGGCCCTCAAGTTCATTAATCCTATCTCTTGCTGATTCAATAACTCTAGTACTGGCACATCCTGAGAAAATAGCGAGAAGCATAATAAAAATAATACTAATTTTAACCATTTCATTACTCATCCTTTTTCTTTTTTGCTGATCCTATAGCGACATAAGCCGTTACTATACCGATTAAAAGAGCTAATGCCGAGGTCATCCAGCTGGCTTCAAATTTGGTGTATATGCTGAAGAACATAACCGCACTAGCAGAAACAGCACCCCAGGCACTAAACCAAAACTTCCTACTTTTCATTTTCTCTTTCATAATTCCTCCAACATTTTAAAAACATTGAATGCCTCCTGTATCTTGTTCGTCTCCATTCTTCAAAAGTCGGCGCATTCTCATTTGCATAAATTACAGATGTTCTTGATAAGAACCTCATTTTAGATCTGTGAGCGGAGAGTGAGAAACTGATAAATAAAATCACTACTATTAAAAATATCTTTTTCATAAATTATGCCTCACCATATCTTTGAATCTTTCCCATTGTTCCGGCTTCTCTACAAATTCCTTAGGGCAATGCTTGTAATCTTCCCCACATATCATACTGTGAGTCCCTAAGGCTTCTATTCCCAGATTATAGGCTCTTAGCATACCAGCGCAATTGCTTGCAGCTGTGAGCATTGTCGTATCTGAATATCCACCGTCTTCGTAGTCATGCAATATACAAATATCAATACAACAATTATTAGGACTGTTATTATGGGGATGCTCTTTTGTATGTTCCCAATCAGGGCAGTATTTACCAAAATGTTTTATTGCCCATGGAGTATAAACAGGAGCGCCAACAGCAATACACTTTTTATTTGTGGATCTACCGTAATCAACTTCTGTTCCCTTGATGAATCGATGATACATATGGTCTGTTTCTTCTGTCATCCATTTTTTTAATGCCCTTATGCTTTTTATTATTCCAGCATCCCAATGGACAACTACAGCCAAAACCTCTTTCATATTATCCTCCGAATTTTAACCATCCATTTGCTAAAGCCACTAATATTCCACCGATTACAATGACAGCTTTAATCACATCAGGCAGCCAAGCAATTAACGCCTCTGAATGATTATTTTTGTCCTGCTCAGCCATATATGTGTGTTGTTTGAGCAATGTCTCCACAATAATCAATCTTTCCTCTACAGCACTTACCCTCGTTCCGTGATTTTCTCGATATGTGGCACAGGTGTCTTTATCTGTATATCTGTTTAAATCTGTGATAATCAGCTCATGATTGCCTTTTATTTTCCCGGACAATTCAACAAGAGCTTTTTCAGTTCTGCCTTCAAATACAGTAAGACGCTCATTCAGAGTTGCGAGACTGTCATTCATTTTGTCCATTTTCTCCAGTATACTTTCTTCAAAGTTCATCGATACCTCACTTCATTTGATACCGGTATAAACAGCATAACAATAAGCGATACTATCAAAAATGGTATGATAATCGGCAGCATTAAAATATATTTCATTTATACCGCCTTTAGTTCACCGTTTTCATATTTGTATTGCGCTGTATCAATATCTTCAGGTAATGGTTTATTCCATTCCTGCCATTGCATACCGTCTCCTGCTGATTTTTCTGTTTCGGCTTTTGACCATCCAAGATACGTGCCGTCTGTTTTTGTTAGTATGTATGTATAAATTATTTCTTCCATTTGTTTATCCTTATGTTATTGTTAGTTTGAATCCTGAACCAGTTATTAGGACAAAAGCATGAGCAAAATCAAGCATCCCTGTAGAAATACCAGTTTGATTTATTCTAAATTCAACAATATTCCCAACTATATTAAAATTGCTTATAGTATGCGATGCAACTATTGCACTATTTGTCTCATTTAGACTTTTAAATATTAAACTCGTTGACGGTAATGTTATAGTCAGACTTGTTCCTTGCTTCGGAGTCTCTGGCCATATTGCAGAGCAATTTAAAATATCATCACTATTTGCCCTATACCCCATAAATATAGGTGTAGTAACATTTGTTACGTTTAAACTCAACTCAGCCCCTGCCTCAAGGAATGTGGCTGCTGAACCATCAGGACATTTAGTATTGTCTGTTGTTGTTGGTTCTATAAGCTGGCACCCTTTTAAACCATCTCTTGATACGTTTTGATCCATATTAGTAGTTAATTTCAATGTAGTAACACTTGTTTCTATAATTGCTAATATTTTAGCTCCCGCAGTTACAGAAGAATCATTTTTTGCAAGCTTAAAACTAACAACTCTATTTCCTGTCAAATTATTACTTGATGGTTTTGTAAGTTTTATTGTTGTATTTTCATGGGTTTTTGCAACATTTGAACTGACAAAAGCAAGCTCACAACCTAATGAAGAATTTCCAAATTCACACATGAACTCTGCGCTTATTCCTTGAAAGTTATTCAAATCATCTATAATGGCAATAACATACTCACCGCCAGATGGTATAGTATTTGATGTCAATTCCTGCATAGCTATTCGGGAAGAGTTGAGATACAGACCATCCTCAAATTCTTTTTGATGCTCTACGTATTCGTTTACCCCGGTATCCGGGTTCCATATCTCTTTTCGTGCCGCTGCCGGGACTCCTGCTGTTTCTGTATAATCTCGAGGGACTATTTTATCTGCCATATTCTACTCCTTTTCTATAAATAATTGCACTTCTCCGCCGATTACATACGGCAATTGCTGTTGATCTGTAGCAGTTGTTTTCTGTTTCTCACCTGTAGTTGTTAACTGATCAAACGATGTTGTTTCAGACCATGGTGTTATCTGTCTAAACCCATCAGGTGTAAATTGTACTCCTGCAACAAATACAGGTTCAACCGGACTATCTTCAAAATAAGCTACATCGACTGTATTTTCAACACGATTAATGCTTACTATTTTATACAGTGCATCAGGGAAAATCTCTTTCTCATTATCAATCGTTTTCCTGACAACCGGGAACGATATAAAATCTGTCAATCCCGCTGTAAACGGGATAGTGCGATTAACAGTAACAGTTCTCGGTAATTTGATAAATCGAGAATAATACTGATCATATATCAATTCTACATGCACCTGATTATTCAGATTGACTTCAAAGGTCTTGTCTTCTGCCCGTCTGTTATTCAGCAATGCCTCTGATTCTTTACTGGCATCATAATACCTATCTGTCAGATCTTCCCGATAATCTTTATTATACAGCACCTCGATCGTTTTGATGGTCTTTTCTCTGGTGTTATCCCATGCAGGAGGTGTTGATATAAACTCATAGGTTTCGATTTCTTCTGTAACTGCTCTCAATTCATTAGAAAACCGCATAGTATAAATTCCTTCCTGCTGGAAAAAATCAACTTGGATTTCTAATACCAATTGCTCTATGACCTTAAATAACTCTTTACCTTTCGTGATGATAAAAACATGAGTTGTATATCCGGCATCCTGTATGTCTTGGATCTCATCGAGATTGTAGAAAGTGTCTATAAATGGCAGCCCGGCAAACTCATCGAGTAGAAATGTGATTATCTCTACTGATTCAGACATGGTTGTAAATGTACCGTATACCCAGACCTTACCTTTGATACAATCTTCAATTGTAATAACTCCTGTAGTTAAATCTACAGAATACTCACCACTTGTCAGATATCGGGCAACATCTGTTTTACCGCTTCCGGTGTCTAACTGTCCGTCAAAATAAACTGCTGTAATGCTCTGAATATCTCCATAAGCAGTATCACAGATATGATAATCAAAATCAGCTGCAGTTGCATTGTCTCGCAATGGAATACATGGGATCCCGTTTACCTGTCCAATACATAGTTGCTTTCTGGCATCAATATATTTATCCGGTAGATTCGGGAATTCCGTTACAGTTAACAGATTAGTGCTTATCTTTTGAGTCCAGTCTGATCGTGGATCCACTGCTTTAATCTCCGGTGAATCAGGATCTGAATATAATATATCTTCAATTACACCCTGTTGGACTAATTTAAAATCATCTTCATCGGCGGCATCTTTATATGGAAATCCTGTTTCTATCTCTTCCTCGGGACTCTGTGATAAATCAGCAATAAACAACTGTGCATTGTTACCTGTCACATCACGGCGTAAATTGTCAAACTCACCGTCAGCATTAGCAAAAGATGCGGAGAGCTCGTCAAATACGAATATGCCGTTCTCCTGATCATCAACAGTTTCAGATACAGAGATATCCTGCAATCGTGGCTCTAATGGGGTTTCACCTAATTGAGCGTCAATCGGATATTTTACACCGTTTATCTCTTTTAACTGTGCTTCTGAAATAAGACCGAAAGTCTCACCTGTTTTATATACATCGCTTGGTAGTGTTTTTCTGTAATCTGTCAATGACACATAAAGAGTTTGATTATCATAATTATAATAAAATGCTTCATCGAGAATATACAGGTCTGCAATGCTATCTAATTTGACATATCTAGTCTCATTTACTCTCAGAGAGCCGATAACTAAAAGCTCTTCAGGGAGGTCTTCATCCCATGTAGCACCTGCGATTAGAGTCACGGGCGAATTATCACGCTCTGTTAACAGTACAGACATTCTTTTACTATATATTCCTGCTGAATGAGTAGTAAAAGTGTCTCTTATGACTGTTATGTCTAGTTTAAGCAGGTTTATTTTTCTCATTTATTATTGTAGCTCCAACCATTCTAAATATGCATTCCACATAGGATCTTTTATTGTAATTATAATTATGGTTTCTTCGTTCTCGATTGATCTGGTGGATCCGTCCCACAAAATTCCTTCACACGAAAGCATCAGAAAACTAATAAGCGCGATAAATATTATTTTTATTTTAACATTCATACTCTATAACCATAACTCCGCGGTTTATAACTGACGATGAGAAGCTTGTAGAATCGAATATTCCCCCGTTTGTTCTGAGCAAAGTTATCGATGTGCTGCCAATAGCTCCAACCCCCCCAGATCCGACACCAGTCAAGGTAGTCATTTGCCCTATATCATATTTATGTGTCTGTAAGTCATTTATAACAAGACATGTAACTTTTCTTATTTCAGCATTGGTTTGAAGTCCGTGTGTGACAGACAAACTACTATCTGCATCCATATTCCATACACCAATATCTAATACCTTAGTAAACAATTCATTTGGTCTAGTTTTGTATGACCGTTCGATTTTGTTTGTATAAACAGCACTTGCTTTATCCATCTCAAACGGCAGAAACTTATCAGTCCCGTCGTACCATCCCGCCTTTACAGCATCCCATGCCGGGATTACATCATTTGTAAGAGTAGGCACTACTGAAGCGCCACCGCCTGCCGGAACTAGCTTTATATGTACCGTACCATCAATTAGCCCGCCCTCGTCTGTGAGCGCTGTATCTGCATCAGCCTGATACAAACTACCGCCGACTTCTATGATAGACCCTTCTGCTATTTCCGGTTTTGTAGTCGAACTATCCCAGTTTGTAAGTGAGAATATCGGTATAGATAATCCCAGACCTACCAGATTCTTATCTGATCGTGCGACGAAATCACCCCATTCAGAACTATTTAAAAACTCTGTTGACGGGTTTGTTATTTTCACTAATGGCATTTAAAACCTCTCCTCTAATCTTGCTGATACCGCATAAGTCAAATTATTCCTTGTCAATGGATAGGGCGTTTTATCGTTTATCAAAACCCCATATTTTGGTCTATACAATTCGATATCGTACGACTCAATATATTCTATCAGTAAAACCGGGTCAATATTTTGTTTTTCCTGCAATATATCCATGTAGGATCTGAGCAAGTCAATTTTCATTAACATTGTGAACTCTACAGGCAACGCATTATAAAATTTACTTCCATATCCCTGTCCTGTCGCAGTAACGGAAGGGTTCGAGAACATACTCAATTCAGGACTATGACCGAATTCTACATATTCAATATCCAGCGCTACTCCGGCGTATATATATCCTATAAGAATCTCGCTCAATGAACTGTCTGAAATCGTTAGTCTCCAATATCTTTTATTGAGTGATGCAGACAACAAAAACACCTGATTAAAGGTGCTGAACAATGGAAGGGTGATAATTGCATCTGGACTGTTTATGTCGGTGTCACTGTATGATAGCTGGACAACGGCACTTGGGGTCAGGTTCGTTCCGCAAAGCGCTACAGTGTCCATATCAGGAACATCACCTGAAAAATCAAGGTCTATTACTGTATTATTTGCAAGTGTTCTCATATTGTTAGAGAGCACAAACGTTTTTAACTTATCCGTAGCTCCTGAATATCCTATATTAGTAGCCGTTATTGTCGCCTCTGATATGTTTGAATCTCCTAATATTTTCATGAGTTTATTATACTCCTTGCATCAAATTGCGCTTTCCCCTGCTTGGATCCATCTAATATTATCTTAAATAATACTTTCTTATCTATCATAGCATTTATAATAGTAGTCCCACCATTGCTTCCACCTCCACCGTTTAAAAACTCCATTAACATCCTGTCTTTTTGATCCTGATTTGCGATCAGTTCACCCGATGCTACATTAGCAATAGTGTTATCTATTCGTGATGGTGTCCCCGGGACAATTCCACCGGTCGCAAACGATGGAAGTGGCGTTGCTAAAATTGCAGCTGCCTGTATCCCTCCTGTAATTCCTGCACCTATAGACAGGGCAACCCCTGGAATCCCTCCGGGGTTTGCTAACATTCCAATGATTGCGGAGGCTGTATCTATACCGACATCTATAAGTCCCAAAGCTTTTTTTCTCTTTGCTTCTCTTATCGCTATTTCTTTTTTCTTTTTATCTAGCTCTTCTTCACTTGCTCCGCTTTTTCGCAACCTTTCCAGTTCTGCTTCTGATGTTGCTGACGCAAAACTATCCAGAGCAGATAAAAAATCCAGTGCTGATTCTGAATACTGGAACGCAAGATCTGTTTTCCTCTGGGCCACTTCTTCTGCCAGTGCAATTTCGGCTGCTGCTGCTTCTTCGTTCGCCTCTCCGATTTCTATCAATAATGCTTCATGTGCAGCAATCCTTTCCTCTTCAAGTTCTTTTCTTATATCATTTATTTCTTCTGTTCTTTCGAGAGCTTCAGCTTCAGCCTCTGCTTCAGCCTCAATATTTTCAATTTTATCTTGAGCCGCTTCTTTTTCTAATGTGGCAAGGTCAATAACGGATTGCTGTGCCTCTTTTTCGGCAATTATCTGCTCTTCTAATGTTCCTATCCCTCTACCAATTGATGTTATTTTTAGTTCTGTCTCTTGTATAAACTCTTTTTCGGCTGCAATCCTTCTTTCTAGTGCTTCGCGGCTTGTCCTCTGTCGTGACAATTCCACATCTGTAACATTATTAAGATTTTCAATCCGAATTGCTAATGTGGTTTTTCTTCTCTCTAACTCTCTTTCTTCCTCTGATAATTTCTGCTTTGCATTTATTAACTCCTCAACTTTTGTTGCTTCTCCTGCTGTGATTTTTGTCTGTAGCAGTTGAGTTTTTATTAACCTGTTTATATCATTGACTGTTCCGGTTATCTCCTGTCTCCATGGTGACATACCCTCAGATATTAAACCGCCTATGGTCTCTTGTAGATCTCCAATAGAGTTATTTAATTGCTGTTCAATACCTTCTGATGTTAAAGCGGCTGCTCTGGCCACCCCTCCGAATTGACTTTCAAGTTCTTCTAGTATCACGCCCTGCGCTGATGCAAGATCTCCACTATTCTGAAATCCTTTAATAAGATCCTTTTGGACATCTGTAAATTGTATTCCAACCCGGGATAATGCAGCTAATCCTGATATAGGATCATTCAAGGCTTTACCGATTTGTATCGTAGACGACTTAAGATCCTGTCCCATTGCTTCCGAGACATCAAGGATCGATTCCAACGCCCTAGGGAATACATCACCACCGATTGATTTAAAAGTCAATAATAATGCTTGCGCTCCGATAGTGGCTTCATCCCCTACTTTCGTTACATTTTGCAATTCACTTGCCATCACCTTTAATTCATCGGCTGTGAGTCCAGCGGCGTGTCCAGTGGCTTTTAAAGTTTGGTCTAATTTTGCTTCTGCTGATTCCTGTATCTGGAAAAGATTTTCGGCCTGTTTCCCTAAATCAAACAATTTTTTTGCAACTAATGCAAAACCTATGCCAGTAAATAATTTTCCTAGCGTTGACCCTAGTTTAGCCGTTGATTTTCCGAATTTCTCTGTATTTTCTTTTGAGGTTTTAATAGATTTATCTAATTTTGAGTTGTCACCTACAATTTCTACACGCATTGCGCCTAATAGATCAGCTGCCATTATAATAAATCTCCATATTTTTCTTTTAAATCATCCAGGGTCCTGTTTGCCTTTTCATCTGATATTTCATCTTTAAAAGTAAACCCATGTAAAATATGATCATATCTATACTTCACTGACCACATATAAATTATCTCGTCTATGGCCAGTTCTTTCATCACATAACTTTTTTTGTATCCACAGTTTGTAATGAGCTCTGTAATAATCTGGCTAATGCTTCTGGTGTTATTGTGTCCATTATCAGGAGCATCGCCTCTGTCGCTTTCTGTTCCCGTTCCATCTCTTTTTTTTTAGTCCCTATTATCGGTTCAAGAGCATTATCTATAAATTGGGATAGAGCGTTTATATCCATATGTTTTAAGATGTAATCTTTAGTCAGCAGCTGTCTTTTAACCCAGTCAAATAGAGTAACAATTTTAAAATCCTGACGTATGAGCAAAAAAACAACGTCAAGCATTGCAATATAAAAATCCATATCTGTGGTTATTGATTTATTTTCTTCAGTTCCTTTTTTGCTGATCCTGTTAAATAAATCTGTAGCTTTCAGCGATCTCTCAGCAGATATCCAGATTTTAAACTTCTTTTTCCCGATAGATAAAAACTTATCTCCTGGTATTAATATCTTTAAATCTTCTTCCATTATTTATCCTTTAAAAATGCCCCCGGCATCAGATACCGGAGGTAGTTAATTATGCAATCACTTCATTGTAGTAGTTTGTTTCCCGGAGATTTGCTCCATCTGCTCTATCTGGATCACTCTCACCAACCAACGAAATTGGCACTGTTACAGTCGGACTGGTATCATCTTTGTTTTTAAAAGTGATAACTTCCCCGGCATTTACGATGCAATAGAAAATATCATACTGAGCGACATAATAGTACGGCGTCCCGACGGCAATGCTCAGCTCGGCAGCTACAACAGAATCAGCTTTATCAACAGTTCTATTGATCATTCTTATACCGACTCTTCCGGCTGCAACTAATCCACCTGTAGTCACCTTAGTGTTTACTGATGGTGTATAATCATACAGCACAGTCATTGTCTGGACCTCTGTCGTAACAGTTGTTGAATCAATAACCATAATTGACCATTTACCTGTACTTGCATCTTTAATCAGAGAATAATCAGCAGGTGTAGCAATAACACCGTCAACAGATCCTGTAATTGATGTTATAGACGGTGATGTTCCGTCTGCGTTCTGCCCTTCGATCTCAAAAGGGACATCAAATAACCATGCACCGGATGCCTGAACCTGTGAAGCTCCAACAACAGGAGTACCGGCAGTCTGTGAGACAACATCGATTCCACCTCGTAAAGCAGCTATTTTAACAGGGTCATTTTCCCATAGATTACCTGTTACTACGATTTCCTGTGATGCTACCCCGTCGGCCCTTGCAGGCTTTGCTGCATTATCCGGCTCTCCATCAAGCGGCGCAATAGTCTCTGTCATTACAAGAGCGTCAGCCGCCCCAAGCCCAGTAAATGAGGCAAAATTATCGAGTGTATAAAACATTGCTGCTGACCCGATTTGTACCGTTTTTTCATTTAATACCTGTGTTTGATTTAAACCCATTTTTTAACTCCTTCCCGATATCGGGTACTATACATATGATAACTGTTTTTTCTATATTTATCTATATTCTAATCTCAATTCAACTATTACACCGCTCTGGTCGGGATCGTTTACGCTTCCAGTTATAGAACTCTCGAATCTTGCAACAAACCCGCTAACGCCTCCCTGCGAGTCCCTAAAGTACTCATTTACAGCATTAGCGACATTCTGACTTTCATTTTCTGAGGAAGCATAACAGGAAACGGTTATATTGCTAGTCCCAACTCCATACTGAACATCTGTAATAAGTCTTCGAATTGATATAGCCGGTAGATTTGTCTGCTCTTCCGGGAATGTTCCAATTAATACGAGCGGAAATATTGAATCTATTCCCCCAGATTTAAACTTACCGAGTAAATCAGTGATTGCCGATTCTTCTTTTATCAGTGCTAATACAACTTCTAAATCAGTCAACGTATTTTACCGCCTTGTATAATTTTTTGAATATGCTGTTTATTTTTTTGATTGATGTAAAAAAAGCAGGTCTTAAAAATGGATATGCTTTGTGAAATCTTGTTCCAAACTCAATATAAGGAGCGTATTCTGTAGGGGTTCCAACGAAAGCCCTTGTTTTATCAACGGCCCTGGTAATACTCTGCTTTAAAGTTCCGGTATCGACATTGACTTTTTCCACTGCTTTACCTTCCACAAGTATTGCAGACTCATGCAATGCCTTAGTTGTTGCAATATCAAAATCTTTCATAGCAATTGAGCCATTCCACTTTAGTTTAGATTTTATTTCAAAGCTCATCTTTTTATACTCGCTGTAACAACAAATACCTCGTCGAGATCTAATGCATTCTCCCCATTGTATAAATCGTATGTTTCTTCAACGCCGTTTTTTGTGACTATTGCGGTATCTCCCGGGAGAATGTTACCTGTAATTTTTATAGGATCAAGGATTATTTTGTGTGTTGAGGGATTGTTTATCCGATCCATCACAAATTGTTCATTTGCTGATAACTGACCAAATCCGGCAAGACCGTCAAATTTAGTAACAGGACTACCATATTCTGGTTGCCCTGCTGCATCAAACCCGGTTATCTCACCAAGTCCCTGTATCACAACAGGGGTTTGCATCTCTTCTGCAAAACAATCAAGAAAAGCCATTAGTGACCCCCTTGATACTGTGGAAATGCTTTCACAAACCAGGAAGGCATCCCGTATTTATTATCTATCTCTTGATCTTTCCCGGCAAAAGACTTTGATACACCAAGAATAGACTTTGAAGCAAGAGAATTTGACGGTAAACTGGTCGAAGTCTGATTAATCAAATACTGTATACCCTTTGCAATTGTTGTCTGCATCCCGATAGTTACACCAATAAATAATTGTGCTGAAACATTGGTTTCTGTAGGGACAACTGACAATTTAATTACCGGGACTGAATAGGTTACACCATCAAACTCAATAGATCCACTATTGTAATAAATCTCATCAATATAGGTTTCTGCAGGAATTCCTTCACCCTCGATAAGCTGACCAACTTTCAAATATTCCTCAAGATCATCAATAAAATAATCGTTATTTATTCCTGAACACCAAACACGACCGGATCTGTATTTATAATTGACACCATTACAAGTAAAGCCATACACAGGCACATACAGGACGTCTACAGTCACATCACCTATTATCTGGTCGTTATACCTGTTATTTGTGATATCCTTCACCTTAGAGTCGATTATCGGTATTTGTGCGGTTATTACTGCATCCTGTGAAGTGTCCGATATCCCTAAAAGTGTTTTTGTTTTTGCCAGTGTTATTACTTTCATGTCAATATTTCCTGGAATAAAGGTGATGGAGTACCAATATGCAGACCCTGGAAAAGGAGTGTTTGGTCAACAAGTCCAGACATATCATCAGATACCCTTACACCAAGTTTGTCACCTGCTTTAAGCGTTACCGGTGCTCCTGCTTTTGCAAATGTCCACCTTGCATCTAATGATTCATTCCCTAATCCGTATTTTGATATATTAACGTCATAACAATATCTTCCCCAATCAACATTTGTTTTCACAGGGAAACCGTTCCCAATCTTCAATTTAATTCCTCCGGTTTCAAAAAAGAACTCAATACCATTTGCAAGGGTTATTCCATTTCCATAGCTGCCAGAGTCAAAAGAACCTGAATCAACAACATGCACCAAAAGTCTGTATACTAATATTTGTTCACCGGGCTGAGCCTCTATGTAATATTCTTTAGTACCGACCCCTGAACCAGAATAATTTTTATTGATACTCTTATCACCCGTCAAAAGTCCATCGTCTGACGCAAATCTGAATAACTGAAAAGCGTCTATATCACTACCATTATAACCCACAACTACACCTCCTTACTTCTTCAGTCTCCACCCGCATTTTTTATGATCTTCTACAAGGCTTTCTCTTACCTGTATATGGTGTTTTGTCCCGTGATACATATCGATGAGTTTTTGGGATTTCTTTTTATCATCCATGGGTTACACCTGATTTCTTCTCTGCTGCTTCTGCATCCTTTTTCAGCTTTGCATCTTCTGCTGATTTCTTCTGCTGTGAAGAGGTAAAATAACCGTTTCCATTCCAGATCTCTACATCTGATTTATTGCAAATAACAACGTCTTTCCCTTTATAAACTTTGACCGTTTCAACTCTCATTTTCTATTTCTCCTATAACTGACAAAAGGAGCCCGAAGGCTCCAATGATTTAAAATTGATTAGCTCAACAGTATAACCGCGTGTTCCGGTTTAACCATCTCATAACCCCAGGCAATACCGACAAAGTATGTAACCTGTCTAAACTGCTTGTATATAGCAACTTCAAACGCAAGACCACTAAAAGGATCAACGATAGTCATTCTGTCCTGTGCCTCATCCCCTTCAGTCGGAAGGGCAGGAAGTCTTGTTGCAAGGACAATAGAGTTTCTATCAAATGCAAGGTTCTGCCCTGTAGAGGTGGCCCCAACAGTAAGAGCAACGGCTGAAGTGGCAAGAGCAACTTTAAGCCCCGGCCCCGCAAGAACAAGAACGCCAGGAGCGGCAAGGCCTGTTTTAACAACGTATTTAGTTGTATCACCGGCAAATGTGATTGTATCACCCGCAAGGATAGTTCCTGATCCAGTAATCAGAGTTATAGAAGTAGCCCCAATCGCATAACCTGCAGTATCAGAAGTATAAGAAGTTCCTGTTCCTTTTGTATGAGATGGAACCTGATTAGATTCTCCAACCATAAAAGACTGAATTCTTCCAAGTGCTCCGTTTCTGAGCATGTTATCAGTCCCGGCCTCGTTCACTTTAAATAGGACAGACTGTTTACCTCTCAGGCTTCCGGCGGATGCGTTTGAAAGCACCATATGAAGATCTGAAGAAGGAGAACCGTTTACATTAAGAGCCTCAAGAGATCCAGCGAAATCTGACAAATTACCTGCAGTTGCAAAAGGTAATGTCCCGGCAGCACCAACGGAGTTGGAGGTTTTTGTATACAGCCCGGCAACATCAACCTCAATCTCGTTTGTCAATTCTCTAAATGCCTGGGCGAATTGGTCTGAAAGAATAGGGTTAACCAAAGGATTATCGTTATTCCCTAGTCCTTTCTGTTCTTCCCCATTCCACGAAAACTGAACATATCTTGATTTAGATATTGATAAATCAACCTTTCCGATTGTCTGATCTGCTCCGGTAGGCCCAGTAGCCCCAGGTGTAATATCTGCGGCAGCGAAAGACGGTACAACAGGAGAAGAAACAGTCTGCCCCTTTGCCGCTCTCTCTATTCCTGAATCTCTACGAACTGCCGGGATAAATCCAACAAGTTCTCTCGATACTGTATCTAACGCATGATAAAGCGTTCCGATAAGCTCTGTTAATGTATTAGCCATTTGTTAGCTCCTATTAATCGACAACAGAAAAGTCCTTACTAAGAGCAATTTCTCTCTGTTTGTCTATAGTCATTGACTCAAAGTCAGACCGTTTAATTGTTTTTGCAGGATCAACAGTGCTCGTTTTCGGCTTTGCATCTCCGTACAACTTCTTTATATCGTTACTTACACGCTCATCAACTGCGGATTTATACCGCTTTGCCTCACTTTCGAGTAAAGAAACAGCTTTATCCCCGTGATTCAGAAATAAATCAACATCACCGCTATAATCAAGCTCTTTTGCTTTTGCCTGCAATGATGATTTCAATACTGATCGTTTCCCTGTAGCCTCAAGAGCATCAATTCTCTCTTTCTGCTCTCTAATGATCTTCTGTTCTTTTGATTCTTCAGGGTTGACCTCTTTAATGGTCTTTTCCCTTTCATCTTTTAACAGACCCGGTAATTTATCAGCTGTGAATTTATCATCATGACTTTTTACTGCAATAGATACTAAACTATCATTTGCACTTTTCAATAAATCAGTCTTGGCAATAAGTTCCTTTGCTTCTTCTACAGTCTTAACCCCTGCAAGTACATCTAAGCCCTTTACAAGTGTTTCAATTGCTGCAATATCAGCACCATCTTTCAATCCAGCTTTGATAAGCTTCAGTAATTCTTCCATTTAATTCATCCTTTCCCGTTCCAGTACATGCCCGGATCAGTAAAATATTTTATCTTTACATAAGATTCTTTATACTTACCATGATACTACATGTATGTTAGGTTATCAATAGTTAAGTAATCCATGCAATTATAACTAAAAAAAAGCCCCCATTATGGGAGCTATCTGTAAATATGGTGCAATTTATTTATCTGTATATTTTGCAAAGGTCTTTCATATATCCTGAACCTTCAACATCATAATATCTTTCTTCATCTTCTCCGAACGCCTGGAAGATTGTTGTTATAGTTGTTGATTCATTAATACCAGCGGCTAATTCCACTTCACATTTGTACCATTTATTTTCTATCATTCTATTTATCCTTTATCTCTGTATACTGTTTATCCCTTTAATTATAGCCCTATATATTTTTGCTTGCTGTTGGCAAATCTTTTTTTCTTTCTTTGCTAATTCACCGCAATGCAAATCCGATGTTTTCTCACCCCAAGTGTTTATACCGGATTTAGCTGTCGCAAGCTCTCTTTTATAAAAGTTCACCATTGTATCAACAAGATACCCGCCGTCCATCTTTTGATGTTTTACATATAGGTTCTTTGTCAATTCTAATATTTTTGAATATGGATCTATATACTTCATTTGATCTCCTTTGTTTCAAAGAGAGGCTTTAATATTGTCTGGATTTCTTTGTACTGTTTATCCATTTCAAGGAGAGGTTTAATAAAGGCTTCAGCCTGTTCTACTCGTTTTAATTCATCAGGTGTTAAATCGTCTCTGAAGTTTTCGCTGTAGTCAGATGCACATTGGTTCCGACCTGCTCTCCATGTGTTCTGTTTATCTTTCAATCCGACAAGATCATAAACCATGTTTGTATAAAGACTATAGGCATGTCCGTGTGTTCTTTTTGGCTCTCCTGACTCCTGTACTGCATCGGTTAGGGATTTACGGGTCTCAATGCCTATTGCTCTTGTTATCTCCTGTTTCTGAATATAGTCCCTCATCTTGAAGAACTCTTTTACAAGCTTCTTTTTAAACTTCTTCACCTTGTCGCTGTTCTTCATAAAGGTTGTAAGTAATGTGGCTTGCTGTTCATTCAGCATATACAGAGTCTTAGGCCTCCCACCTGACTTTTCGGGTTTAGTGATTTCAAATCGCATAACCCCAAACTCTTCAAGATCCTTATAATGATTAGTTATCAATCTTGTAATAGATCTTCTTTCTATGTCTGCCAACAATGCCAGACCCTCAGAATCAATAAAACACTTCTTGTTCTCTACTTTTATTATATCACTCATAGTATGATTATACAGTTATGTGTTATTTCACGTCAATGTTATTATTGACACTTTATGCATGATTCTGTATAATTTATTTAGGTGTGATTTTAAATCGCATCTTGAAGGTTAATCACTTGAAATGATTAACTCAACAATGAGTAAAAGGAGAGATTATGATACCAATACATTTTAAAGAGGCAACCATTGAATTAAAAAAGCCTCCAACAATGACAGATGAAGAATGTTCAAGCCTGTGGATATATAGCCAGAATGGGACATGTATAAGTTTGTGGACAACTTCACTATGGGAAAGGATAATGTTTCTATTTCATGGGCATGTATGGATAGGGATAATGTCAGGGGATACACAACCCCCTATATGGCTTGATTCTAAAAATTCATTATTTGAAAAACCAAAGAAAAACAGCCGTAGTGTTTAGGCAAGGAGCTAATTATGAAAACAAGAAAAGTTAAAGTAAAAAAGATTAAAATGTCTCTACGGGATCTATTCGCTTGTCATGCAATTTCTGTAGGGATTCTTTCAGACAAAAAGACAACTTATTACACTTATTGTGATGCGGCTAAACAGGCTTACGAAATCGCTGACGCGCTCATTGATGCGAGAAAAGGATAATATTATGGATAATAAAAGATGGAGCAGATTGCATGATGAGAAAGAGCGTCTTGAATCTGAAATTGAAGCTTTGGTTAATAAATTATCATCAAAAGAAGTGGAACTGGTAGAAGTTAATCAGGATCTCGATGATTTTAACATTGAAAAGTAGTATTTAGTTATCAAATATAAGGTGGTAGAGAATGAGTGAAGAACAAAAAGAAAAATGTCCTAAATGTGGCGCTGATGTCAGATATTATCATTTAAGTACAAGGATGACGGGTACGATGTGGACTGCAACCGATGTTAGATGTTCAAAGAAATGTTCTGGGTTTGATATAATTAGGCATATTGATCACGCCCCGACTAAAAATCAATAATACAATCTAACTACTAAGAGATTAAGGAGAGGATATGAGAATCTTTAAATTGGTGATTGCCTTTATCTTGATCGCTTTAGGGGTTGCAATAGCTGTAATCTCTGTTTTTGGGATATTTACTCATATAGAGGGATCATCTGAAGCGTGCACTACTGGCGTTTTAATTGCTGGGATAGGATTTATTATAAAACTATAGAGCTAACTATTATTAAGGAGAGATATATGATTGATTTTGATGATACTGTAAAAGAAATTCTTGGTAGGCCTAATTTTACTTGCGCAAAGATTGCAGAAAGATTGAGGGGTAAAGGCTTAGTTATAGAAAATAAATCAGAAGCAGAACAGGCAAATGTTTTATACTGGCTTTTAACTATGTATGAAAAGCATGGTTGTGAATGGAGGACTGAAGGGGATAAGTTTCTTAATGATCCTGATTCCGTAATAGCATAATAATCCAATCACTTACTAACTATACGGCCTGACTTATTAAAAGTTAGGCCGTATAGTTATAGTTGTATCCCTAATTCATTACAAATATATTTTAATTTTTCTTGCCAACCTTCCTGGAGATGATTTGATTTCTTTATATTGGCATCCCTGGTTAATGGTTGTAGATTCCTGTAGTTAAAACAAACTAATTGATGATCTTCCAGGAGAAAATTGAAATAGTCATAAGGGATTATATGATCAATTGTGTGGATCTTTTCATCATATCCGATAGATACAAGGTAATCATAAGCTTGCTTTCCTGTACAGCCTAATAGCCTGTTTATAACTACAGCCCTATCACCTTTCTTGTATTTAATGGCTTTCCTTAATGCGATCCTGGCATCTTCTTTAATTCTGAAAGCTTCATCATTCTTTAATCTGTCTTTTCTTTTTTGGTATAATCTCGCTTTATTCTCTTGATGCCATTTAGCACCATTTTTTTTATATTGGCCTTTATTCTCTACGTAATAATCCTCATGATACTTTTTATATCTTTTCTGCTGACATTTTTTACAGGTAGCCCTATATCTTCTATAAGAATACTCCCTATCACCTTGTTTATGGTTTGATATGAAAATATGGTAATTATCAACGCTTTGCTCTACCTGGCAAACTTTACATTTAATTTCTGTAATTCCTACTGTTCTATCTTTTATATCCATAGCAATATTATATGACATAAACGACATCATATCAACTAACGATTCTACCGCTCTTATTAAACTTTAAATTGTGAGTTTTCATCCAGTCATTGAAGTTCTTATATGTTGCCTCTTCAATCTCCCCTGTAACAGGGTTCCTTCCTGTTCGCCGCCCTGGTGGGGTATCTGGAACTACGTCTATTGACCGTCCCCTATCCTGGATGTCCCACCTTGCTACTCCAGAATTCCCTATAATCATAACTTTTAATCCCCCTGGATAAATAAAAGGCTTATCACCTTCAACTTCCTGGCCATCAATTTGTGCTGACTGTTCCCGGGTTCTATTGTCCAGAGTCTCTATTGCTTTCCGTTTTAGCTCCAACCCTGCATCAATAGCGGCCTGTGTGTTGGCAAACGCTCCGCTGTTCATATTTCTTGCGCCCTCTGTTCTGGCTATCCTCAGAGCGTTTGAAGCTGATACTTCCATTCTCTCTTTTACATCTGAGGCAATATCTTTGAATACTTTCTGCAAGTCTTTTGCAGTTTTTACAGATGACTGGCCTTTCAATAATCCTTGTGTAATAACTTCCTGTAATTTCAAGAGGTCTTTTATTCTGTTGTCATTTAATGTTTTAGCAAGAGTTCCATGTTTTGGGAATAACGGTTTTAAGGCTTTCTTTTGTGCTTTTGATAGGCTATCCCATACTTTAGGTGTGCCTAATACTGAGGATTCAATAGTTGCTTTATTCAGGACTGCGAAATACTGGAAATCTTTAACTCCCTTGAATGCATCAGCAGAGAACCAGTTAACAGCATACATATTTTCATAATATTTATTGCTGATCGCCAGTGTGGATGATTCTACCTGTAGCAATCCTGCTTTTCCTGCAGCTTTGTTATATATGGCTGCTATCTGCGATTTGAGGGAGGCTAAACGGTTAAACTTCACGATCTCATTGTAATAATCTTCTGGCTTAACACCGGTTAAAAACTTCGTTCTGATTGCTTCAAGCTCTTTGGTTATATCCTGCCATGCTTTTTTATACTGGTCTGTGATTTTCTTAGAGATCCCGGCTGGAACAGGATTCCCGTCTTTATCCCAGTTCCAGGCACCGATTAAATCCTGAGTTCTTTGTGTTGATATTTCCTGTAGTTCCTCAAGTGTTGATCCTGCCATTATTCAGTCTCATCAAATGTTATTGTATTTTGCGGCAATTCACCTTTCAATAATTCAAGTTCTTTTTCTGCATCCGGTATTAAATCTTTCGGTAAAAACTTAATAGCAGATTCTCTTGATATTATTCCTGTTAGTAGCTGTAATATTTCTGCCTTTGCTTTTACATCTACCGGAATGTTCCTTTTTGATGTAATGACAGCTTTATAGTCTTCAATGGCAATAGATGCAGTAGAAGCATTATACAGGTCCCCATACAGTTGTAATCTCCTATCTAATCCTTGCGAAAAATAGGTTTGTATTTGCGATGCTTTAAATTCCATCCCGATTAGCTTAAATGCAATAGCTATTCCTGACTGGTCACCATTTGCAAAACTTTCGGCTGTCATATCCGGGTCTTTTATTGATTTGTGGAATAATCTTTCAAACCTATCCATTAAATCACTGTAAAATTCCTTTATCCCTCCGAACTCTTTTTGCAGATATTCTGGCCAGTGACTTACCTCTTCGCCTAATTCGTCGAGTATGCTTATTTCTCCATCGCTTAGCTTCTTTGCTAATGCATCCGTAACCTTTTTCCCAAAGAGCATAATCATTGCGTTGAAGCGATCTACCTCATTTAGTGATTTTGATAGTACTTCATCATGAGCATCTATCAAGCTTTTCTCTGCTTCAAAATATGCCAATGACCGGCGGTTTGATCTAAAGACATTAACCGGGACTATTTTATATGGATATCTGGTTTCTTCATCTTCCCTCATCCACACATCAGAGTCTTTCTTTTTAATCCATGTCTCTTTAAACTCAGGGTAATATATATCTGCTGTAATGGTCTCTTTCTGCTCTGTAAAATGGATAGCTGATAATAGCTCTTTCTTAAGATCGGTTGAATGATTAAGCAATATCTCTGAGTTAGGGACAATTTTGTATTCGGCTGTTAATAGCCCTCCTGGAAGATTCTTTCTGTCAGAAGTCCACCATAATTCATATGATTCACCTTGGTTTAACGATTCTTCATAAAGTTCTGAATTCTCCAGGTCTACTTTATTGTATGTGTCCATTGCATCCATATAAGCGATAAAGGGGTCAACAGTTGCTGATACCTCTTCTTTAACTTCTACCTCTTCGTATGAGGTTTTAACATCCCCGGCCCGTCCAGCATATCCGGCCATGTCTTCAACGGCTGATTTAGCCAAAGGTGTCGGGATTCTATTGTCAGGAGCTTTTCCGGCTTTCTTGTCCAGAATCGCAGGATTATTCCCGATGACATACCGCTCATTCTCTGCTATTGTCATGCGCTTTGATTTCATCGCACCATATAATTTATCTAATTCTTTGCTATTTACAGCCATTATTTACCCCTTTAATGGAATGATTGCTCACTTGTATAATATCGCCTTTTTACTAAACTAGCAAACGAATCGGGAGCGTCATCATGCCCTGCATTCTCGTTATAGTCCATTATTTCAGCTATATATTCAGGATCACCTTGTTCAAGATCAAATATAACATCTTTCCAGCGTGCTTTCCCATATGTAGATATTTTATAGTATTTATTCATTCCTTCATGATATCCGGTTCCCGAAATGCTTGTTAATCTGGATAGATCTTTTCGCAAGAATCCTTTATCTGCATTATTCTCACAGTCATAACTATGGCACTGGAAACGCTCCATTTTAGACACTATCTGATTGTAATGGTTCTCAATGTGGCCTTCCATCATCCAGCCGACAACGTACAGTTTGCCGTCAACTTCTGCAATTATAGTTAATGCGGTCCTATCTTCTCCACCATATGCAGCATCTATGTGAGCTAACGCCCTCGACCCTTCCGGGAATTTGCCATATTTAGGCTCTGGGAATAATATATCACCATCTGCTATATGTTTTAATTCATAGTTAGCAGCAAATAAAGAACCTGGCATGGCTGCTTTTCTCTCTGCTATAACTTCAGGGCTTAATATCCCGGTTTGATAGACTGTATGAGTCTTGGGTTTCGGCATAATTGAGAAAGCATCGTCTTTATGCCACGGAGTCCCTGTATTGAATATATTGTGGTTCTCTTCTGAGGCTATATTGATTAGTTCGTTGTATTGGCTTTTTGTCTCTTCCCTTGCGGCAGTAGACACCCGGTCTTTTACTGTTACAATATCATCAGTAAAAACAGAACCATGTTTTCCGGTAATTGATGATTTCAGACCCATTCCTAATAATTGTCGACCCATTGCCCCCTGGTAAGAGGATAGCTCGTATTCGTTTGTATTATCTATAACCGGGTTCGGAAATATCCCGTAGATTGATTTATACAGTGTCTGTACCACTGGTTTTTGTATGTTCCTGGATACAGAAATGATAACATCTTTTACATCTTCTGACGTTTTTCTCAGGAATAGTACATTATCTTTTGGTTTTGATATTACCCATAATGTAAGAGCAACAATTAGACATGTAGTTTTATATGATCCTCGATGAGCCTGTAGTGTAGCATTTTCTTTCATCAAGAGCATTTGGATTATCCAATCTTTGTGAAGATCTTCTCTTAGTTTTGTATATCCGAGTGTATGAGCAAACGGGATAGGATTATCTAATATCTGTGATAATAGTTTTATGCTCATTTGCTTTCATATAACTTCTGGAGCTTATCTAATACTGATTCATCAATACTATGCGCTATCTCTTGCTTATCTTTCCACCCGAGCTGCTTAAGAGAAAATATAGCTACTGAACTATTTAATACATTATAGAGTCCTAACTTTTCCAGTTGAACCTCTTTTTTTTGCATCAGCATTTTTATAGAGTCAGATAACTCGGTACAGGTATTTGCAAGTTCATACATATATTTCCAGTTCCATTTGTTTAAATAACAGACTTCTTTAAATATAGGGATGTCTTCATTCTTAGTATAAACCTCGATAATTTTAGATATTTCTAATGGGTTATACTTTTTCGGACGTGCCATTTATCCACCTCTTATGAAAATCATATAAATCTTTATCATTTACTATTGTGTAGTCTTCAATATGATCATTTTCGGAATAATTCCCCGATCCTGATATTGTTATAAAATTTTTGCATGTTTTAATAATTGTTATTTTGCTATGGTTATATGCTGTTGAAAAACTCATATGTTTTGTTTGTTTGATTATATTTTCTATTTCTGACGCCTTTTGCCCTAGCAACATGTTATAGTTTTGCGAGAGCACCATATGGACCTTTTTGATATTACCGTCTTTTATTTGTTTGCTTATTAATTTTGCGGCCTTTATTCCCATTCGATATGTTGATATATACATTTCATCAATAACACCATAGTTTTTAATAATCCATTCAGTAAATGCATGCCTTGTTATTTTTTTTTGCGTTACTATAGTGTATAATGTTTTTGGTTTTATTTCATTACCAATCAAATCTTCTATATTTGATATCTTGCATTTCTGAAGGAACTCATATTTAATTGCCTTTGCTTTGTCCTTCATCATTTTTATATCATTTTCTATCATTCCTATATTTTAACTCTTTTCTAGTAGTATGTCTAATCCACAATAATTAGACGGTATAAAAGTCTAATTATTCTCTGTCTCTATATTGCATAATCACAAATCTTACCCAGTCAGTTGGTTTCCTGTGGTTGGTTGCTGACTCTGATTCATACGCTCTCAGCGCCCTTACTGTGATTTCTTGCGGATTGTTGAGAATAGATCGTGCTATTTTATTCAGTTCATCACAGAACGCCTGCTGGTTCAGTTTCCCTCTGGTTGTTTTTATTTCTGATGCTTTCAAAGTGTCTCCCTTAATAATAAAATTACTGACCGCCTCCAGGTATGAAGACGGCTGTAAGATGATTATTTTAACATTTCTGCTATTGCTGAAATTTTAGATGCTGATTCTTCACGAGTAGAAAACTTTTCCAGTGTTGAAAACAATTCCTCAAGTGCTTTTTGGACATCTGACAGATTTATGTAATCGATCATATACCTTTCACACTTTTTACTCATGTCGTATTGATCAATAATAAATAATTCACATTCTCCGTGTATTACGGCAAGTTCTAATTTTGAATATTCGCTAGACCATTTCGGACCAGATCCATAACCATTAGCTTCCGAGGCTCTGAATTTGATATCAATGCTAGTCCTTACATTCACATTGTCTGTTTTTTCTTCAATCCAACTCATAACATCATAAAGATCGTCTAATGTACTTTTTGTAACATTTTTTCTACTCTCAAAAGTCTTAACAATTTTCTGTGCATCCATCTGGACACCTCCATGTTTTTTATTATCCTGCATCTGCAAGATTTATATCCAGTGCCGGAATCGAACCGGCAAACCATTCTGGATTAACTTGCCCATTCTTCCCGTGAACATATCTTCCAATTTTCACCATCAAAAGTGTGTCCATCACATGTCAAAATAGATTCTTCGTCATAACTCCATACTTCACATGTTCCATTTTCGGGTTCTTTCCCTTCAATCGGAAGGCCAGTTAAATCATTTAGACAGTAATAACTAAATTTATCTTCATAAAGTATATGGCTATCAAAATAATTAAGAATATCGCACAATCCAGACAGCCCACCGAAATCATATAAAGTTTTAGCTGTTTCGATTAAATCAAGATTTTTCACATACTCCCATGATTCAGATAAATACTCAGGTGTTTTCCCACAATTCCCTTTAGCCATCATAGCGGCAACTTTCATTACGTCACTTCTTGTATATTTTTCCATCTCTAATCTCCTTAAAACTTTACACTTTCAATAATTTTTTCTACTTCTGTAATTTCTCCAGCTTCGATATATTTTTTAGCTATATCAAAATTACAGACACCATTCATTTTTCTAACAAGAAATTTTATGTCAAATTCTTTTGTATCGGCTTTGTCAAAGTTCATATTTTTACAATGCTGAACAAATGTGAATACTGACATATCAAGAAGGGATTGAAGAGATACTTCATCACTGTTTAAATCCATGTTCCATATTTCTGTATAAAATGGATGATTTGCAGCGTTTACAATATCGTCTTCAGAATCATGTATAAAAAGTCTTGAATCGGATTCGTCAAAAATAAGATAATCAACATCATCTGTATATCTTGATGATCCTAAATCTCTTAATTTCTGTCCACCAATCATTTTTTTTACCATCTTTCTTCCCTCACTTTCTATACTAAGTATACTACATTTTTACTCTCTTGTGTTATGTATGTGGGGTTTATTTACTCTTTTGTGTTATTTTATTTAGGAAAGTACTTAACAGATGTTAGTATAAGGCTTTTGTATTTTGCTGTCTAATGTGCGGAATTTCTAAGATATTAACCACTCGATTAAATCAATCATTATTTGTTTCTTTATCATGTAAACCTGGTATTTAATCTCTTAAATCATTGTTTAATTCCTTTATCTGTTGTTCTAGTTCTTTGATGATTAACTGACTACCGTCAAATGCTAACTCCATGCTTTTAAAGTCTTTCTTCAACTCTTCAATCTCTGCCTGTTGTTTCTTAATCTTCTTATCTCTATTTTCTAAGATACGGGCTGTGCCTTCAGAGACTTTTCTCAGGTTTATATTTAGTTGGTCAATTAGTTTTTGAGATTTCTGTTGAGCTGATTTATACCCTTCCTCAAATATTGTTGTAAAATCATTGTGATCAATGGGCTCACCAATATTGGTGCTATAATATAGCTCCATTGATAAATCTCTTATCTCATTTTCTTGGATAAGTTTTGATTCATTTTCCATTTCCAACGCTCCAATAATATCTCTTTGTATTCCGGTATATTCTGGCATATCAATCTTTTTCATTTTTTACTCCGTTTATCCATGGTGTACCACCCATGCAATTACACCCAAAACAATTACAGAAAGTACGGCCCAGGTTAACCCGTGCGTGAATTTCTTAAATGTCCCTTCTGATTTTAGTATAACGATTATCGATTCAAGAATTATTTTTATCATGTTCATGTCTCGCTTTTACTTTCTCATTTATCAACCGTATATTTTCTAGCCTTAACTCACTGTTTAATTCTCTCTGTTTTCTTAGCAATTCCCATAGATGTTCTATCTCTCTGTTTTTTGCTGTTACTTTCCCAGAAAGAATAGCGTTCCTTGTCGGAGATTCTAGTTTCTTAACTTTTCCGGCTAATCCGATATGCTGTACCCTTGATGATATGTAAGGCAGTCTCTCGTTTAATCCATCTGCGCAAAATCTGCCGCCTTTCAGCTTGTAATTCTCTTTTAGAAAAGTATCTATTTCTTCCAGTCTTTCTTTTGATCTTTTCATTTTTACCACCTTTTAAATAATGCCGGACTCTGAACCTCTTCTGGAGTCCGGCAAGGAGAATCATCAACATGAGAAATACAGACCTGTTTGTTTAAAACAACAATTCTATTTTCCAAATGTTCACCCATGCGGGCTATACTGCCAGTGCATTTGATTGCATCCCTAAAGGCTGGCAGTGATTGTTTTAATTAGTACCAAAAAACTGTTTTCCTTCCTCCTCTTGTTCGCCTTCTCTTTCGGCTTCATCAAAAAGTCCCATCTGTCCGGCTGCTTCATCAATTTTATGCTGTGCAAAACTTATATTCAAAGCCACCGTCTTGTTCTGTGCCATTGCAAGGGTTGCGGTTTTATCAATAAGAGGGACATCAAATGTTATCCTCATAGTCCCGCCCTTTGCTGCCATTGTTGCAACTTTAATTACTTCGCCTTTAATAAAATATTCTGACTGCATTCGCCACCTCCATAATATATTAATCCTATACAGGATTATTTACTCTGTGCCCATTTAAAAATACAAAAAGCTTTGTTTGTTTCAGAGCTCCGGTAATATGTCCCTTTTCCGGCAAGAAATGAGAAATCATAGTTGAGATCATTCCTTTTACAGAACGATTCGAATTTTTTTTGTTCTTTTTGATTATCTATCATTTTTTACCACCTATCTCTATTATATCACATTGTGTTATTTACATTCACGCCTTTTTTCATCTTATCAACCATTTCTTTGACTGTTTCGTTTAAAGGCTTAACAAATGTTAACCAGGGTTGAGCCAGCTCCCCTGATTTATATTTTTGCGTTGTTCCTTGTGGATCTGCCCGATACATCATCATTTGTCTGCAGCATTCTTTACACTGGCAAAATCCACATGATTGGTCTTGTTTTTTCCCATACTGCTCGCAATTAATTGCAGTCATCCAATCCCCATTTTTTTTAATATCACCGTATATTGTGCAATATAAACAATCCTCTTTTACATCAATATAATTATCTGGAAGGATTTCATCTGTTTGGATAGATGAAATAAGATTCCCGCATTCTGGACATGCCCGTCCCAATTTTGAGTAACAGGATCCGCATTTATCACATTTAAGCCATACCGGAGCACGTTTTTTATTCTTCTTTTCCACCTCAATCATAAAGTTATTTTTTTCTGCAAAATCATAAGCCAGATATAATTTAAAAGGAGTATTGAACTTATGCTTTCTTACAATATGGTCATATACATCAGAAAGGTTTGGCTCTTTACATTTCCCGGCAAAGGTGCTTATTTGAGCATAAAAAGCACTATTCACATCTTCATCTTTTGATTTATATGTAGATACCATATCAGATATAAAAATCTCTTTTGTCATCATCTGCCGTATTTCTCCTGTAATCTATCAAAAGAGGACCGTTTATCTTTTTCTTGATTTGGTTTTGATTCTGAAGGCTTAATATATGATTCTGATTCACATAGATATTCAGAGAAATGTGTTGCAGAGAATAATGTAGACGGTCTAAGATATTCAGCCATTTTTGACCCTTTCCATATAATAGCTTTATGATCAATGACCTTCTTAAAATCCTCTACAGAGAACTTTTCTTTCAGTCGGGCATTGATCATCCTTTTAACTGCTGTCGTCTCTCTGTAGCCTGTCAGTGATTGATTCCCGGTCATTTTACGCTTTGCATCGTTTAGATAACGAAGGATTACTTTTATATCGGATATTTCTAATTTCGGTTCAAAAAGGGTTAATATATCATCTGCAAAATCATCTATTGAATCACTTTCTTCTGAAGGGGAAAAATCATCTTCAGTCATAGTACCATAAGACCAAGCACTCCAGACTCTATCACAATAGTAATTACCTTTAAGGTTTTCAACAATTATTCTCTTGAGATCTTCTCTTCTGCTCTTTTCCATATCAATCCTTATACGGCTTAACAAACAAACCGATTTTAGTATAGTAAACCCTTACTTGATTTATCCCTTTGTAATGCTCTTTGTACCATTCCCCAGGAATCCCGACACAGCTCCGATGCTCTGGGGAATACACTTTCCGAGACCCCAACCTCTTAAACCCTTTTTCTGCTGGTAATATGTTTGACTGGGAATAGAAAAGAGTATCACCATTTTCATAAATCTCTGCTTGCCCGGATTCAAGCCCGATAAATTCCCCCATAAAATTGATCCTTGCTGTAAATCGTGGAGAAGGGGACATATAAATATTTTGTTTTTTCAGCATTCTTTATCTCCTATCTAATATTTGCTGTGTTATTTCTTGTCTGATTGCTTCTACATGAGCCTCTATAAGCTCAGTTTTGTTTGGAGACATTTGTACAGCACTATTACAATCTCCGCTGTGTGTGAGCTCCATATTAAGTTCGTGGTGGATAATTTCTTTTCCATATTTCTTTATTGTCCAGCGCCTTTGAGGTATTTTGTGGGCAAGCTCTATTTTATCGGATACTTTAAATAATTCGCCACATCCGGCACACCGGCCGTTTTGCTCTGAAAGCTTTCTTGCTTTCATTTCCTGTATATTTTCTTGTTCATAAAAGTTCATAATTTATTCCTTTTAATATGGTTTGGAATTCAGGTGATTTTACTTCAACTTGCAACATCTCAGAAATAAGATTATCAATTGTTTTTCTTCTCTGGCTCTTAGAATATGAACTCCATGGCTTGAGCTTTCCAAGTATTTTGTCTTTATACCGCTTGTCAGATCTTATATAATCCGGGATATCTTCTATTTTTCTGGCATGTTTTATTTTTGGAACACCGTCGTTTGACTCAATATAAATGTACGACTCAAAACCACACCCAAGATTCTTTTTTATACGCTCCCGGAATGTATACATATCAATTTTATCATCATTGTGTTGCCCTGATTTGTAGTAACATTGTACCAATGAATGGAATAGAGCATTTTGTGCTGCAGTTCCATCATGCAACGATTCAAGCTGATATTTATGCCCAACTTCCGGCGTTTCACCATCAAATTTAAATTGATAATGTCCGTCTATAAATCCGATACAGATTGCTTTCATAGCTCTATATCTATATCTATAGGCGTTAAATTATCACCTCTCTTTTCCAATTCCATTCTTATTTGATGGTGATTTAATAGAGGCTCTTCCTGCCTCCCTTGCCTATTCCTGTTGTAAGGGATCTTTGATTTATAGATTGCCTCTATTTGATATGATTTCCGTTCAAGTGTTACATCGCTATTTAATATTTTCTGGATCCGGGGGTTATCTTCATCTGGTAATTTCATTTTGATCTCCCATCTAATTTAGCATTACATTCATATACTAAACTTTCTATTTCTTCATCTGTTCCACTTCCAAGAATATTAATAATATGTTTCCTTTCTGCATTATGGAAATAATCAGATAATTCAACTAATTCTAATCTGTAATCTGTACTCATTTATCCCTGTTCCTTTTCTATCGTCTTTTTTACCCGATTAATAAGGTGTGATGCACTTTCAAAAGTAACAATTTCATGGCCTAATAATTCGTCAATTCCTGTAATAGCTTTCTGACATGATCCCGAACCTATCTTTTCAAGGGTTACAATCTGATCTTTTAGAGTTGATTTCTGGAATGATGTCATTATTTTATTATCAGCTTTCTTATATTCATTAAATGGTTGCTTCTTTGTCTTCTCTGCGTGCTGTGCTGTATTATCCATAGCGTCAGCGTCTTTGGTGTCATCTATACAAAAAAGTCCATTTAGAGCGTATTTGCGGGCATAGCTAGAAGCTGAGCCGGTTATTTGCGCCGAATCCATACCCTTCTTGCTTTCCGATTCTCTTGCATACGCATTTGATTGACGTGCTATGTCGCCACACTCGATAGTTGCTGTAGCTTTGATATAAAATCGGTCTCCTAACATTATCATTTCATCAGAGATTGTCAGTAAGCAATTATGTTCTTTGCATAACGGCTTTACTGCCTCAAGAATGTCTTCGCAGGATCTATAATTATAGTTCCCGAATGTGTTTTTCTGCCCTTTCGGTGCTTTCAATCCGTTTTGTATTGCAATCAATTCTTTCATAGTACCACCTTGCTTTTATTATCATCTCAGTATAGTATTTAACTTTACCACCGTGGGACGCAATGTCTCACAGCCCCGGTTCACCGCCGGGGATTTTTTTACTTCACTTTTTTCAAGAAAATAGTTTCCTTGCCATTTCTGACAACCCGATCATACCAGAACCGTTTTGTGTAAAAAGATGTTATCTCTTTATTGAGCTTGATTATGTATCCAAACATAGCACCACCTTATTGTTTATTTATTCCCCCCGTAGGGGATGGTTTACTGATTCCAAATAAAATATCCATAGCTCCAGCCATATTAATATGTTCTTCAACTATATTCTCGTATTTTCCCAAGATTGGTTTTGCATTATCAATTTCGTACTGTTCTAATTCATAGCCTGGTTCTTCCAACCAATAGTTTATACAATCCCTTATCAAAAGTGCTTCATTGAAATTCATGAACCTATCCTTTTCATTGCAGTTGCAAGTTTTTTGCAATTCCCTGATTTTGTATAAGTAATCCACGAATAAGAACCGTCATCTTCCTTATAAACTCCCGCCTGTATAGCCGATTCATTATTATTTCTATTTTCTCTTATTTCTTTGATTATTGTCATTTTCTTACCACCTGAAGACAGTTTAACACTTCATGTTATTTTATGCAACTCTTTTATCAATCTTTGTTACTTATTATTATTTATTTGTTATATATCTGTTATTGACAATTGGGTTATAGGGATGGAGGGGATATATCTTCACACAAAACACACATATAAACACATACATCACATAATAATTCATAGTAAAAACACTAGTAGAGGACATTATAGAGACAATATCGTGTCTTGTAAGAGTCTGACGTACTCAGAATAACAGGTAACCGTAAAGCCAGAAGCCTTTAATTTGTTGGATATTTAGTCATGATGAAAGCAGTCAATCATTAGACATAAAAACTGCAGGGTTGATAATAACAATCAGCCGCCTATCCATCCGTTGGGGCAGATGGAAATAGGATAACTGATACTGGCTTATGTATTAAGTTGCTCGTTGGGTATATGACAAACGGGGTTATAATAGGTTTATTATAAAGGGGAGAATATGAAAACAATTGAAATGGAAATAGCTATTATGAAGTACTTCGATATAAGACAGAATATAATTGTCCCAAATATCTCCTGGTCTTTCTTTAACCATGAAGCTGATATTCTTATATTGTCTAAATCTGGATATGCTACGGAAATTGAAATTAAAGTTTCTAAAGCAGATCTTAAAAAGGATAAAGAGAAATTACATAAGCATGAAAGTGATATGATAAAATATTTATGGTTTGCTGTTCCTGAGAAGTTGAAAGATTTTGCATTGACTGAGATACCAGAAAGAGCGGGTTTAATTTCTGTATACAGAGCAAATGATAGATATTGGATTGATAGAATAAGAGGGCCGCAATTGAACAAGAGTCATAGAAAATGGACTAATTCAGAAAAATATAGACTTGCTCAATTGGGTTGTATGAGGATATTAGGATTAAAGGAAAAACTTTTAAATAAACAGCTTCAGTTATTTATTTAGACCAAAAAATCCGGCATTGCACCGGATCAGTAAGTTATTCTGAATCTGCTATTGCTATTGATAATGGATCATCTGATTCCATCTTTCTGACCATCTCATCATATTCATTGTTATCTGACATTTCATGATCATATTGATCATAATCTGCATCACTAAAATCTGGTTCTGACATACACTCTCCTTATTTATTGTTTGTTAAATCAACCTTTTGTAACTATTTCATTTGTAATTGTGATTGTTTCGCTGCATTTTCCAGTATAAGCACTGCATTTTATTACATTATCATTACCAAAACCATTCCCGAAATCAATAATATATGGGCTACATTCTGGTACATTTAATGTGCAACTATCACACATATGTTCTTTTGTGTCACTTGTTAAAAATACTCTCATATTCATTCTCCTTAATTATTGTTGTTATGACTCTTTTTTATTTAAAAGTTCTCTTCCAATCGATTCTACATCCCCTTTAATCAACAAAATTACAGCTTTGTTTGCCTCATCTAATTTATCTGATGGAATGTATTCAGAACATATTTCTTTGTATGAATCTATCTGTTTTTCTATTTCATCTATTTTTTTAAACAAATGTTCGTTACCATTTTTAGGATCTGTAAAGTCTGGAAGAGTATTAAATCTTAAAGCAACTTTTATTAAAAACCCTTCTAATGATTTTATATAATCCTCTCTTAAGTTATCCACTGTTCATTCTCCTTAATTAGATACTATCCGGTAGTTAGCCGGATAGTATTATTAGTTATCAACCGTCACCGTAACCGGAACCGTCACCGTAACCG